TTCACCGGCTTACCGGCGGCGACTTCCGCTTTGATGTTTTTACGAAAGGCGTTCTTGCTGGTGCTCTTAACGAGAGGCATTAATGTCCCATCCATCCTGAAGAGGCTGCGTTGCCACCATAGGACATGCGCGGTCTATTGTCCACTGGCCTAGCCTCCCTGTGCGCCACAGGATACGCGAACGTCACGGCTATAGCGTCGGCGGCGTCGGGGCTGGCCAGCCCTCGCGCTTTCATGTCCTTCTTGCTTTCTAGGAATATCGTCCCCTTTGAGTCGGGCTTCATCATCGGCCCTGTCAGGTCGCTCTTGAGGAACCGGTCGTTTGGGATGCTGGCGGTCTTCAGCCACTCCCGCATGGCGTGCCACATCTCAGCCCGCTTGTTTCCGAACATTATTGGACGGTGTGACTTGGACCCAAAGTTCACGCCCCGGATCTTATACCGTTGCTCCTTCAGCCGGTCGACCACGCCTGCGCCTAGCCCGCCCTCGTCGATCACGACTAGCGCCGGCCGGAACTCTTCGATGATGTCGATGACGCGGCCCACGACCTCCATCGTGTCGTCGCCCCGATAGCGCCGGATGCCGATGATGTCACGGCCCTGCCGAATCGCTATCACTGTAGCATCAGCGCCAAATCTGGCCGGGTCGACTCCGACGATTATCGGTGCGCTCTGGTCCTGTGCCGGCGGGCGTGTCTGCGCGTCTTGAACCAGTGACGACGGTATGAACTGGTCATCCGATGCGTTCGGGAAGGCTCCGTAGACCTCGACGTGGGCCTGAGAGCTGTCGGGTCCGTATTCGTCGATAATCTGCTGATAGACTGCCTTATCAGTGCCCTCCACGCTTCTGGCGTCAACAACCTTGTTTCGCCAGAAATCGCGCTTGCTGTTGAAGCACTCGTAGAAATATCCGCTGTTACGGCGGGGGTTGCTAAAAGCAAGCCAAAAACGATTAGGAGTGTTCTCTGTAAAGAAGCCACTTGCCACCGCCCATATGCTGTCGTCGATACCGCTGGCCTCGTCGAACACCAGCATGACGCCCGCGAAGTTGTGCACGCCCGCGTAACTGTCAGGGTTCTCGGCCGACCACAGCCGTCCCTCGACGCCCCAGTAGCGCGTGCCCAGCTTCAGGTCGCGCTCGACCAGCTCCGCAATCCACTTGGCCGGTAGCACTCGCGTCGCGCTCACCTCGAACCAGTGGCTGTTAAGGCACATGGACAGCCACTTGGTGATCTCGGCCCAGGTGACGCTGCGTAGCTGCGCCTCGCTATTCGCACTAACTATCGTAGTACTACCTATCCGGGTCGTCAGCATCCAGATCACGAGCCATGAGACTAGGGCCGACTTACCGATACCGCGCCCGGATGACGTGGCCATGCGGAACGTCTCAAAGTCTACGCGACCGTTGTTCTCTTTGATGTGGTCGCGTAGGTCTTGCAGCACCTGCAACTGCCACTGGCGCGGGCCTGTGAAGTGTTCCAGCGGCGTCCCTTGTTTACCCCACGGAAACGCCATCCTCACAAACGCGACCGGATCGTTCTTCACCTGCGCCGACCATAGGGTCGCCATCAGCTTCTGTTCTTCGTCCGCGCTATAAATAGGAACCTGCATTACTCAGCCTTTCCGCCGCCGATCATGTGGAGCGACGGATACATGCGCAAGATCTCCGGCAGGTGCCCGGCCCCCATAAAATACGCCCCGTCCGGCTGGGCCAATAAGAACTTATTGCGCCAGCGTTCGGCGCTCTTGGCGAACTTATGCGGTTCTTTCCCACCCCACATCTTGTCCTCGCCGTCAGCTAGAAAGGCCATTACGTTGCGCTCAGTCGCCGGTTTCTTTGACTGATTCAGCATACCCATCTCAGACAGGAACTCCGTCAGCGTCTCATCGTCGAAGTCGCGGTCGTTAAAATAGTTTACGTCGCTGTCGAGGATTGACTGAAAGATCGTCTTGCTGCTGTCCGTTATGCGCGGCGCGATATGGTTTTCTTTGACGTTCGAGAACAGCACGAACAAGAACTCGACCGGGTAGCCTTTCACGGACTTGGCAAACTTGTCATCCCACGACCCTTTATAGGGCACGCTAAAATATTCTTTGTCCGCCCCGTCGCCTTCATACCACGCCCCGTCAGCGCGGGCGATCAGATTGATCTTGTCTATCAGATCCTTCGACAGTGGCGGTTTGCGCCCATGCGGCATCCCCACGAATACTTTGTTCGGGTTCTGGAAGATCACCCCGTATGGCGCTTGCATCTAAGACCTGCCCTTCAATGACTCTCTGCTGCGCCTCTTCCAGCGCCGCTATGATGGATATGCGCTGCTCGACCTGCACCTGCACGGACTGCGGGGCCGTCCACTTATGCACGTGTTTTAGGATGTCCAGCGCCGCCTTGGTGTCGCCAGCGCGCGCCGCGTTGTGCAGCACCTCGGACATCTCAGCCTCACCCTCTGCGCGGCCCTTCTGTTCGGCATACTCCGCGATGGGGTCAAACTGCACCAGCCGTCGATATTCGGTCGGGGTCATGCCAGCGGCGTAGGCGAGTGTATCGCCCTTCAGCCCTTTGCGGGCGGCGAGATAGATGCGTTCCAGCACCGCCTCGGTCGCTTCGATTTTGCGCGGTTCATAGGGTAAGGATTCAAACGTCATAAAGTCTTTTAGCATATAAAAAATAAAAAATAAAAAAGTTCGTGCAGACCCTGCGTATTTCTTAAAGGAGATCCCAAGGCCCAGTCCCCCGCCCTGTTTACATACCTGATACGTTATAACATTACGTTTACAATTATGAATGTAGACTTAAAGCATTACGTTAAGTTGACATACAATGGTTGTGCTTATGCTATATGCGGTTTATGCGATTCGCCGGCAGATCGGGATCGGGATCGAGCTGTTATGCGGTTTATGCGGTTTATGCTATGTGGATAACATTGACGCTGGCATTTTGCGCCTGGCTTGCGCCTGGATGCAGCGACGTGAGGCGAGGCTGTTTTAGGCGGTTTATGCGGTTTATACAGCCAAAAAAAATCGGTTGCAGATAATTATATATGTAAACATTTTAAAGTTTGAAAGGTTAATATCTTTACTTTAATATAAATCGCCTAAGTGCCTTGTTCTCAATAGACTTTCGCCCGCCTATTGACCGCATAAACCGGCGCTAACGACTATTTATTCTCCCGCCCCGTCAAAAAACTCTTGACACTATCCACAATCCGGCCTAATGTAACATATCCACACTGGATACAAGAAAGGAAACGACATGGAAAAGAAGATTACCGCTCTGAAAACCGCCTATCGCGCCGGCAACCGCGACGCCCTAATCAAAGCCGCGCGCGCCGTCGTCGCGTATGACCGCAAGCACCCGTTCGCGATGCTAGTCGACAGTGAGCGCGCGGCAATCGTCCAACTGGCGCGCAAAATCGCGCAAGCGTAACACTAACGGCGGCGCCAGCAATTGCGTCGCCTATTTTGTAACATATCCACACAATAAGAGAGGAAGCAAGATGATTGACAACGCTAACGAGCTGCTAAAAGCAATAAAGCGCAATCGGTTCACCGGCGTGATTCTTTACGAAGGCCCGAGCGCAATCGACGGCGCGCCAATCGTCGTCATCGCCAATCGGATCGAAACGGCGAGCGATAACACGAAAACCGGCGCTATGGTCCAGACATTCATAATACGCGCTGATGTTCATCCTTACCGCGCGTTGAAATCCGGCCAAGACGAATCGGTTTGTGGCGATTGCCCACAACGCCCGTTTAAAGGCGGCAAATGTTATGTCGACGTAGCCAAGTCTGTGGCGTCCGTTTACGGCGCATATGAGCGCGGGCGATACGCGCGGCCGGGCATTGATTACGACCCTGCTATATTGCCGGAATTGTTCGCCGGTCGCGCGTTTCGTTTGGGGACATACGGCGACCCTGCCGCTGCGCCATTTCAAATTTGGCGCGCCGCGACCCTGCGCGCTGCTAAAATCACGGGATACAGCCACCAGTGGCGCGATCCCCGCTTTCAGGCTTTCGCGTTGCTTTGTATGGCGTCCTGCGAGACGGAATCCGATCAATTGCTCGCAAGCGCATGTGGTTGGCGCACATTCCGCGCAAAGAAAGCAAAAGAGACGCGCGCCGCGACTGAAATTGGATGCCCCGCCGCTAAAGAGAACGGCGCACGCACGTCGTGCGACCGTTGCGGCTTATGCGCCGGCAATAGCAGCGCGAGCGCCAAAGATATCGTCATTAACCTACACGGTTTTAGAGTAGGAAAGGCCGCTTAAAATGACCTATTCAATTTATAAAACGCGCGGCTTGTGGCGTATCGCTCGCATAATTGACGACAAGCCGCATGAAATCGCGCAATTTAAAACGAAAAAACAAGCGGTATTGACGGCTCGCCTATTGGCTGGGCCGTGTGGTCACGTCGTGCAATTCTAAAGGGGAAAAAAGCAATGGTAATATCAGATAAAGCCGGCCAAGCGCTGTATAAAGCCTGTTATAAGAACGGCCCGCACAAGGGCCGGTTATTAAAGAACGCACCACGCGACCCTATGGCGCGCGCGGCATGGTACGGCGCGCAATCGGTCTGCAATCCTTACAAGCTCTCGATCGGCGCCTTGCTGTTTATGCCGCCCGAAGAGCGCGCAATCTATAACGAAGTGGAGAAACTATTCGACGACTTGAAAGCGGCCGGAATGCGGCCGGAAGGCTTAGACCGCGACCGTTACAATCTTGAACTCTTGGGGGCGTGGTAATGGATAAAGAACAATTAACGGCGCTATGGCGCGCGCCCGGCGTGGCGCAGGCTTGTCATCTTGCCGCATGGCGTACAACCGGCGCGCGTTTAATCGCCCGCGCTGGCGCGCCACGAAAACCGACATGGGATAAGGCGATATTAAAACGCGCGAAGCGCGACCTACCCAACTGGTACGCCAGGCGCCATGACCCCTATTGAACCGCAACCTATCTGGCGCTTGCTGCGCTTGCTGCGCGCCCTGCTAGTCGACGCTGACTGGAACGGCGACGACACAACAACAATCCGCGCGGCAATCGCGCGGCTTGAAATGCTGCAATCTATGGGAGAACAATATGACATGCCGTTCTAACTATTTTCCAACCTTAAATGCGGCGCTAGAAGCCGAAAGCCTAGTCGACTCTTGGCAATGCACATGGCCGCCAATAGCGCGCGGCGAAACACGCCAATATCACTGGGATGACGGCACGCGCTGGGGTCATTGGGTTTCAATATACCGCGACGAAAACGGGCGATATGAGCGCCCTGTCCACTATTCGAGGGGATAACAATGTTAGAGATAGAGATAGAGATTCAAGCGCTCGAGGCGCTATTAGATCACCTCTCCACCGTGGAGCGGTCACCCGTCTTGGACTTCGCGTTTAAGACCCTACAAGACGCGCACGACAACGCAGCCGAAGATTACTGGACGAATGTTTGGAGCGGACTCTAATGACCTATCAAATAGAATTCGAGCTGGACGAATTTAAACCTTGGCCGGCGTTGTCTGTCTATGTCTACGGCATGGCGACGCTGTCTTATGAATATGAGCCAGACGACCCCGATGTCGGCTATAGGGGCGGGGTTACCTACCCGACGCTGGAATCTCTGACGATATACGGCGATTCAACAAAGGATGATTCGCAGGTGATAACGGACGATCATCCCCTGTGGCATCCTATATCGGTAATCTTGGAACGCACAGACTATGCCGTTGATACCTGCGCTAACCATTATGAAGGATGCAAGGCGTATGATTACGAAGATTGACCTAATCGCCACCGCACTAGGGGCAGCGCTGGCAATACCCGCGCTCGTCCTATTCGTAACATATCTACTGGGGGGCCTATAATGAGCCGTATGAAGGATTATTACGAGTTTTCGCAACTCTTACACTGGCTATCAGACGAAGCGCTTAACATCCTGCTAGAGACAGAACAGGACGATTATCGCGCCAAGATTATTCAGAACGAGCTGGAGAAGCGCGGTCATGCTCCGGCTTGACCTTGACACGGAACCCGGCGGGGTCACAACCCGCTGGCGCACCGGGGAGGGGCTGTCGCTGCATCGGCGCGACGGCTCCCTTATAATGAAAATAAACGCGCCCTACGCTGACGAACGGTCTGTTGTCACGGCGGCGCACGCCCTCAACTTCATGTTCAAGAGTCTAAAACATGCAAAAGCAAGAGATGATCGAGGAGATTCGGGAGCTGATAAAGGAAACAGCCCGGAATCATAACCTATCAACCAAGGCCCTAACCGGCCACAACCGGCGCAAAGGGGTCATCTGGCCCCGGTTTGAGGTGATGTGGCGCGCACGGCATGAGCTGAACGCGCCGCTGCAACTAATCGGCCAAGTGCTAGGCGGGCGCGACCACACGACCATAATGCACGGGGTGAAACGCTATGAAGAACGATAATATTTTTGTGTTAGTCTTGGTCATCCTAATCGAACTCTTGCTAGGATTGAAATAATGACGTTCGAAGAGCAATTAGAAGCCTATGGGGCCATAGTGCCGGACTGTCCGGTAGACCTACCCTGCTATCAGGTGAACCGCTCCCTGTGGCAGCTATACAAGCGCCTCGACCCAAGGGCAGAGGAGCATCCTGTAATGACCGAACAGGAAATCGTCAGACGGTTTGATCTGCTTTACATGGGGCAAGGTGTCTGCTAAAAAGATCTTGACACGATTGTGTCGTTTCCTCCCAATGGTGACTAGGCCGGCGCAAGCCGGCTTCTTTTTAGGTGCTGCCATGACCGAAGCGGAGTTCGAGCAGCGCCTGAAGGCGCTACAGCAGGAAGTCTCTGAAGCGTATCTAAAGGGCTATCAGGAGGCTCGCCAGCGCGCCCAATGGACTATTGCGGCGGCTGTCGACGAAAGCACCCGTCTACGGAACGCGCTCGAATGGGCGCTAGACGAAGTTCAGGACGAAAGCCGCCGAGTGCGTATTCTAGCAGCAATGCACCGGCAGCAACCAACCAATCACGAACGAGACTGACCATAGCCCAGGCCCTCCAGCAACTCGCGGGCCGTCTCATGGGCGTGGCATAGCCCCTCGACGATCTCCGGGGGGCACTCATCATCCCCCGGCGTCGCCGCCCAGTCAAGGTAAAGATCAAGCTGGTCGGTCAAATTCGCCAAGACGTTCAGGATATCAATTCTTAAGTGAGACAACATTATCCGTGTCCCTTCCTTCACCCGTGATCCGCGCCAGCTCGCGCCGCACGTCCGACCGCGACCAGTCTTTCAGGGCCGGGCGAACAAAGCAATGTTTCTTGGTCCGATAATCCGCCGAATAGCACAGCCCCTTGTCGATCCACCCGGCTTCTTTCAGTGCGTGAAATAGCGCCGGCTGCACAACTTTGAACGAGCTGTTATTAGTGTGCGCATCGTTCATTTCCTTAATTATTTTGTGCCAAGGGCCGGCGATAACGTCGACGTTGAACGGCGCATGGCCGGCTTCGATCTCGTGATAGACATAGCCTTCCGCATTGCTCATGCCGACATAGATCAGCTTCTGCTTGTAGTCGGTCATGGGCGGTATGCCCTGGGGGCTGAACCGCGACACATCCCGCGCCCGCAGCCAGCCGGCCACGGCTTCAAACCCGCCGGCGTTATACCAGCCCCAGATCCGCTTGGCTTCCTCCGGCGTCATCTTGGCCGACTCAGACCAGACGCAGAACCAGCGCCGGTCATCGCTGTCTAACGTAATCGGCATGTCCTCATTGGTGAACGCCAGCATGAACAGACGATTGACCATCTTGTAAGGATGCAATCCCTTACGATTGATTGTCAGCATCTCCGGTGGCGCAGCAATGATTGGCTTCAGTCTGTTCGCCAGCGCCCGACGATCTTTTGCTTCCGGTTCTTTCAGCTCGTTCAACACGACGATCTCAGCCTCAAGCTGATAACCCCACTGACTTGACAGGCTCTCGTTGTCGATCAGCCCCTTGTTCTTCTCGTGCGGCCCGCAGACCGACCAGATGAAAGGAGCCCACATCGTGTCCTTACCGCAGCCGCCCTTGCCGCCGTGCAGGATAGCGTGGTTGATCTTAATGTTGGCGTGCTGAAGTTTGAACGCCATCACATTCCAGATATGCTCCAGCTCCGCAGCGTCCGGCACAAGCCGCCGGCAATGATCCAGCCACGGCGTAGGATCGCCAGCGCTTGTGACCTCCGGCCTGGCGTCGCGCCAGACGTTGCCATAGACCAGCCCGTCCTTATGAACCATCCAGTCTTCGCCAGCGGCGTAGGTCAGACCTTTGAGCGCGTAACCGCCCATCGCTTCGCGGTTTTCGTCATACCAGATCGACGCTTCAATACGGCGCGGTTTTTCGCCTGTTGATTTGCATTCAATGTGCCGAAACACAGCATTAAACGCTTTGCGGCTGATCTCGCTGCATGTCTTTTTATCAAAGTAAGCGTCGTCATCGACGATATAGGCGAAACGTTCATGCCAACCGGCGCGATCTTCACGGCCAGCCTGCTTGCGCTCAACGTCAGCGATCCGCGCCGCCCCTTCGTCTTTATACTCTTCGGTCGGGGTCAAAGTCTTGAGCTTACTGGTAAGATCGGCAATGAGATCGTCTCGCAAGCCGGGGAGAGTGCGAGGGCCACCCTGTTCCGATACCCAATCGCAAAAGAACTTGCTATCAAGACCGTCGCAATGAGCGTGATAACAACAGAACGAACGATCCTGCGGCTTATATCGCGCTTCAATCTGTCCATCGGTGTGACCTTCGTGATTCGGGCAGACGACGCCGCACCATCCTTCGCCGTTTACGCCAGACGTAACAAGCCCCTGATCGTTCAACCAAGCTAACACCGTGTCGTTGCCAGTGTCCTTTACGCGAAACGTAATCGCTCTTGCAGTCCCCATCTCAGCCGGTGTCACACCGAGCACATTACAAATCTCCGCGAGCGTGTATTCAACCTTGTTAAATTCTACTTGACGGCAAACGAACGCATCGCGCCCCGGCTTGACGTTAACCGAGCCTGGCAGGCGACAGTTACGCACGGCGTTAGTAGCACCAGGGTCGGTATAGCCAGCCGCAGCAATAGCTGTAAGAGCAGCACAGTGTTCCTCCACGGTCGGTTGATCTGAGTAAGCATACCAGTATTGATAGTTGCCGGGGCTTGTCTCGACGATAGCGGTGGGCTGAAGCGGCGGGATCTTTGATTTGGTGCCGATGTCATCCAACATCATAAACAAGACATGCGTGCAGTTGGCGACGCTGGCGGATGGGCGCTTAAGATCAAGCCGATCACAGATAAACGAGCCAGTGTTAAGAAACCAACTCTCGCCTTCCTTGCGCTTGTGCGTCGGCAAGTAAGCCGGCCAAGTGTATTTTGGGGAACCGTCTTTGTGCAGCTTGCCGGTGTCGATCTGTTTGACGATGAGCGCTGTCTCGCCCTTTTCGGCTAACGCCGTAAAATAATCAAAAAGATTCATTTTCCACCTGTTTATATGTGCTTCCAGACGCGACGCGACCGGATAGAAGAAATATGCGCAGCGGTTACGCCATATTGCGCAGCTAACTCAACGCCCTTTTTATTGCTCGCCCGAATCTTTTTTATGTCTTGTTCGTTCAACGCCGCCGCCGGATGCTTAGCCCCCCGCGGGCGACGGCCATGAATTAACGTATCGGCATGATTTTCGGCTTGTGTAGCGTAGCGCAGATTTTTCCAATAGTTATTGGTCTTATCACCGTCTGAGTGTAAAACATTCATGCCAACTGGACGAGGGCCAATGAAAGTCCGCGCCACAAGACTGTGGACGGTTAACTGCGCGCGTTTGCTGGCCGTAGTTAGCGTTACATACGCATAGCCATTGGCTTTAATGATTTGACGCAGAATACGTCCTTTTCGAATAGCCAGACCACCGTTCTTAGCGCGGACGTGCATGTTTGCCGACTTCACAACGCCGTATAGATTAATGTCGTATCTAGGCCAGCCCGGTATAGGTTCCCAAGTCATGTCATCCCTTCCCGTAACGGCTCATTATTGTGGCTTCAACGTCAAGCGGCAGTCCTTCCGCCCATACGGGTGGCGTGCACATGACGTTGATCAGATGTTGTTTGGCGTCTTCAGCTTTATCCGAATCAACCTCCAGCACAATCTCATCGTGAACCGTAAGGACAACATTGTCAAGACGCCGCAAAGCCTCACGTAAAAGATCATGGGCGGTCGCTTGTGTGACGTTCTCGCAAGCCAGCCCTCTCCAGAGCCGACCCCGAGGCCACTCTTTAGCATCCGCCGCAGGCTTCCAAGACGCCTTTGAATAGGTGATCGAACCATCTTCTTCGAACCGGGCGTTCGGGTAACAAAGCACCCGGCCAGAAGGCAGA